CGATCTGGTTCGCGCAGGTGATCGGGCGCGAGATCAGGATCATCGACTACTACGAAGCCTCCGGCGTCGACCTCGGCCACTACGTCAGGGAGCTCGGCGCGCGGCCTTACGTTTACGCCGGGCACATCGTGCCGCACGACGCCCAGGCCAAGGAGCTCGGCACCGGCAAGAGCCGGCTCGAGGTGCTCGAAAGCTTGGGGCTGAAGAACATCAGCATCGCCCCGCTGCATCGGGTGGAGGACGGCATCAACGCGGTGCGCGTGTTCCTGCCGAAATGCTGGTTCAACGCGAAGAAATGCGCGCGCGGGGTCGATGCGCTCAAGCTCTACCGCGCCGAATATGACGACAAGCTGCAGGCGCTGCGGCCCCAGCCGGTGCACGACTGGACCTCGCACGCGGCCGACTCGTTCCGCTATCTAGCGCTCACCCTCGATCGCAAGGTGACGCAAACCGGCTTTTATCGCCGCATCGAATATTCGCAGTTGGGAGTGGTGTGAACGCAAAGCCAATTCGAGTTGAGCGGCGAGCAAAGGCGCGCGCCGTCACGACTTCGTCTCGCTTCGACGAGGAGTCACGCCGCGTTCCGCTGCCGCCTCGCACGCCGGAAAATAACCGGGCCAATTGTGAACCGGTTCACAGCCGCCGGCAGCACTTGTCGTAGTTTGGCGGCGTGCCCGGGCATGAAGACGCCTAGGCCAAGAGATGGTGGCCACAAGGAGCACGTGTCATGATGCTGAAAAATTGCCTGTCCGGCCTGGCATCGGCTTTGTTTCTATCAGTGACGTTGGCCGCGCCGGCGAACGCAGACGCTTGCAGCTATAGAATGGGGCCGTACTTGAGCCAGTCCGCGGCTCAAGCTGCGGCGCAACAAGCAAGGTATCTCGGATTCGAGGCCTCTGGCGTATGGGGGCAGGGCGGCCTCTATTCGGATTGGTCGAACCGGCGGTACTTTTTCAACGTATTCTACGAGTGCTGATCGGCTGCAAGCCGCTCCGATGGCTGCGCTTTTGCCCGCCATTCGCGCCGGATGCGGCATTTTGGCGTGAAAATGGCGGAAAAACGCGCCCGCGAGCGTGAACCTTTTGTTGCGCCACCGCGACTAAGTCTCAGAACCCCCGACCGCGTCTCAGACGCAACGGGGGCGGCTGGGTGGGTGGTCAAATGTCCGTCTCCAAGCTCGCAGCTGGCGTGACCGCGCTTGCAATCGGGGCTGCCGTGGTGACGGCGCTCGCCGCCAATCCGGAGGTAAAGACCGGCCCCGCGGCGGCCGCCGCCGTCGCCGCCAATTCCGAGGCGAACGCCGATCCCGCCGCCCCGGCCGCTGCCAAGAGCGATCGGCTCTCCGTTCGCCCCCCGCTCAAGCCCGCCGCTCCTCCTCCGGTCACCTCGGCCTGTCCGCAAGAGCCGTGGCCGTACGGCTGCCAGTGGCGCACGCCTCCCGCGCGCAAGGTTTACCGCACTACGCGGCCGGGCTGACCGCTCACAAAAAAGCGGCATTCGGCAGCAAAGTCGTCTTCTCACCTGCCGACCAAGGCTGCTTCCCCATGCCTGCGACGAAGATCGCGATAAGCGTGATTGCTTGCGCCATCGCGCTGTTGGCGGGCTGCGAAATGGCCGACCAGTACGCCACCTTCGTGCCGAAGATGCTTCGACAGCCGAGCACGGAGCCTCCGCCGCCGGAGCCCGAGCCCGATGTCAAAGCAATGGTGCGCGCGGGCGCTGATACGTTGTTTACCGCCCATCCAACCGCCGTGGCGGTTTCGCGACCCCACCCGGTTGCGGGGCGAGGATTTAGCGCCTGCGTGAAAGCGATGGTCGTCGGGCCGATGAACCCCGAGCCGCAGCCCATCACTCTGCTCGTGATGATCGAGCACGGTAAGTTCGCTGATCGTCACCGCGCGACGTCACAGGACGGCTGCGCGACCGAGACCTATGAAAAGGTCGAAGCAGCGCGGTAAATCTGCCGCTACTCGAACGCACGGACGACGATTTTCGCGTCCCGTGCATTTTTCGCTTGACTCGCGTAACGAGAATCTTCCAGAAAAGCGTATTCACCAAAACTACGCACTGACCACCGTCCCGATGTCGCCGGGTTCGCGCATGGGGCAAGGTGTCCGCGCATTCGTGCTTTCGCAACGCTGTTGCCGCCACGCTCGCGTCGCGGGGTGTTCCTTCGTGGGTGAACTCCAGCGGGGGGATCCCCGACTTCGTGCATCGGTGAGCGGCGCTCGGTGCTGATTTGCCCAGTTCGCTGCTGCTAACTGTCGCAACGGTATGAGAATTTTTCCGTCGCGCATTTTCCGCTTGACTCGCGTAACGGGAATCTTCCAAAAAAGCGTATTCACCAAAATTACGTGTTGACCACCGTTTCGATGCCGCGCTTCCTCCGGCCGGCGTCGGCGCGGGAGGATTGCGTTGCGCACGCCGCGCAGGCGCGATCCTCCCGATGACTCTCGAGCACTGACATGGATCGGCGCTGACCGCGCCAATGGTTGTGAAATGCCCAAAATGACTGCCGGCGATCTCAAGGCCCTGCTTGCGGCCGAGCGCTACGACGCGCTCTCGGCCATGGCGGCGAGCAAGCTCTCCGACGAGCGTGCGTCCGCGCTCAACTACTACATGGGCAACATGTCGAAGGACATGCCGGCCCCGGACGGGCGCTCGAAGGCGGTTTCGAGCGACGTCGCCGACACGATCGAAGGGCTGATGCCGCCGCTGATGGAGATCTTCGCCTCCGGCGACGAAGTGGTGCAGTTCGCGCCGGTCGGACCCGAGGACGTGGCCGCCGCCGAGCAGGAGACCGACTACGTCAATCACGTCTTTATGCAGCAAAATCCGGGCTTCCTGGTGCTTTACTCCTTCATCAAGGATGCGCTCCTTTCGAAGGTCGGCGTGGTCAAGGTGTGGTGGGAATGCCGCCAGGAGGTCGAGCGCGAGACCTATCTCGATCAGCCCGACGATGCGTTTGCGCTGATCGTTTCGCAGCCGGATGTGGAGGTTGTGGAGCACACCGAGCGAGAGATCTCACTCCCTCATGCTGAGGAGCCGCGCAGCAAAAGCGCGTCCACGCGCGTCCATAGCCCGTCGAAGACGGGCGTGAACGCCCTTAACGACGCGCTGAGCGCGGCGTCTCGAAGCATGAGTTCGCCGCCGTCCTTCGAGACGGGCGCTTCGCGCCCTCCTCAGGACGAGGGCGGAGGACGTCCTCAGGACGAGGGCTCGCCGCGGCCCAAACTGCACGACGTCACCATCGAGATCCGTCGCACGCGCGAATGCGCGCGGGCCGAAGGCGTCACGCCGGAGGAATTCGGCATCAGCCGGCGCGCGCGCTCCATCAAGGACACGGACTATTGCTTCCACGACGTGTTCCGCACCGAATCGCAGCTGATCGGCCAGGGCTACGACCGCGAGCAGGTGAAGAAGCTCCCCTCGTACACGCTCGCGCACACCATCGAGGAGCAGGCGCGCGACACCGTCAACGAATCGACGTTGCGCCAAGGCGACGACGGGCTCAACACCTCGAGCCGGCTCATTCGCATCACCGAGCACTACGTGCGCATGGACTACGACGGCAACGACGAGGCGGCGCTCTACCGCTGCACCACCGCCGGCGAGGAGGGCGAGTTGCTCCTGCGCGACGGTGCGCCCGACGTGGTGCGTGAGGATGTGATCCCGTTCGCGGCCATGACCCCGGTCATCGTCACGCACCGCTTTTTCGGCCGCTCGATCGCCGACCTGGTGATGGATATCCAGCGCATCAAGACCGCGTTGCTGCGCGCGCTGCTCGACAACGCCTATCTCGCCAACAATCCCCGCACCGAGGTGCCGGAGAGCCACGCCACCGAGACCACGCTCGACGATCTCCTGGTGTCGCGCCCGGGCGGGATCGTGCGCACCAAGATGCCGGGCGGCTTGAGCGTCATCGAGCATCCCGACATCGGCAACCATGTGTTCCCGCTGCTGCAATACCAGGACGCAACGCGGGAATGGCGCACGGGCGTGTCGCGGCAAGGGCAGGGGGTCGACCCCAACGCGCTGCAAAACCAGGTCGCCACCATCGCCAACCAGATGTTCAACGCCTCGCAGGCCAAGGTGAAGCTGATTGCCCGCATCTTCGCCGAGACCGGCATCCGCGACCTGTTCTCGCTCCTGCACATGACGATCCGCAAGAACGGATCGCAGGCGCAGACCCTGCGGCTGCGCAACCAGTGGGTCACCGTTGATCCGAGGGACTGGCGCGCGCGCAACGACATGACCATCAATGTCGGGCTCGGCACCGGCTCGAAGGCCGAGCAGCTCGCACAGCTGCAGCTGATCATCGGCGCGCAAAAGGAGGCGATCGCGGCCGGCCTGGTCAGCGCCAAGAACCTGTTCCACTCGGCAAAGGAGCTTGTGAAACTCGCCGGGCACAAGAACGCCGACGCGTTCTTCACGCCGCCGGGCGCGCCGGCCGATCCCAACGACCCGGCGTCGGCGCCGATCCAACCGCCGGCGGACCCCAAGCACGCCGAGATCGCGGCGAAGGCACAAACCGAGCAGGCCAAGATCACGGCGGACGCCGCGCACCAGAAGATGAAGCTCGACGCGCAGCTCGCCTTCGAACACGAGAAGTTCGCGCTCGAGAAGGAGCTCAAGCTGCTCGACCTGCAGATCGCGCGCGAGCGCCACCAGCACGAGATGGCGCGCTCCGCCGTCAAAACGATTGCTGATGCCGCCCATGCGGCGGCTCCGCAGCCGGTGCAGTAGGAAACCAAGATGCCGCCCGTCTCTGAAAAGCAGCGCCGCGCGATGTATGCCACGGCCGCGGGGCGATCGACCCTCGGCATCCCGCGTTCGGTCGGGCGCGAGTTCGTCGCGGCCGACAAGGGCGGCAAGCTAGCGCTGCGCAAAAAACCGATGCGCCGACGCGGCAGCGGAATCCTCGGAGGGCTGTCGCGATGACCGACGACAAGCTCGAGGCGGCGATCGCGCGCGGCGCGCGCGCCAAGGAGCTGCTCGGCAGCGAGACGCTCAAAGAGGTCTTCGCCCAGATCGAAGCCGATTACATCGAAGGCTGGCGCCACACCTCGGCGCGCGACACCGACGCGCGCGAGCGGCTGTGGCTCGCCGTGCAGGTGCTGGGCCTAGTCAAGGACCATCTCGTCATCATCGCCAACAACGGCAAACTGGCGCAGGCCGAGCTCGATCGGCTCGCAGGCCTCGCCGCGTAGACACAACTCCGCTCATTCCCGCGCATAGCGCGTCGAAGACGCGCGTCAACGCGCTTATGCCGGGAATCCAGGGGCCGCAGTCCGTAGCCCTGGGTCCCCGCTTTCGCGGGGACGAGCGGAAAAACAGCACAAGAGGACATCATGGAAACGGCTACTCCTATCGGCGCCGACGCGCCGGCCCCGACCGCGCTCGAGCTGACGGCGCCGATAGGAGT